CATTAAAGGATTATTAATGATATATTCATGTATCTGAGTCCAATCCATATTTAATTGCCTTCTAATATTCACCAATTTTCTTATGGGTCCTAGATGTGCTTCTACTCTGATTAGTCCAGACTGAACATTATCCACATTATTTAATTCAGCAAATGCTTCTAAATTATCCCCTTCTATAAGCTTGTGGGAATTTAAAAATAATGATTTTTCATTTTCATTCAAGTCATTAAAACACTCTCTTATTCTATAATTATGAGCTTCCGGACCTAACATTAACATTGCTGTAGCATCCATTATAGGGTACACCCCATATTGATATGGGGTGTATTCTGGTCTTAATCCTAATTGAATTAAATCATTGTGGCCATTAGAATGTGTGTGATATATAGATTCTGAGAAAATCTTATTTAATTTATGAGCAATTGAATACAACTCTAAAGATCCACCATTCTCAAATACTTGCCTGGTCGTGTTAAAAGATTCCTTAACCATTCTAAAAAATGAATCCGTGCTAACTGGTTGAACTGAAGCTAGTGCAAATTTAAATAATGTTGGGAACATTGTCATATTTGACCCAAATAATGAGTTAAATTCATAGATCAAAGCAGATATAGAACTTTTTGACTTAGATGTCCAGACATTAAACAATCGTTCAGAAACTTCTTGTGATTTAATCATTAATGATATTCGTAATTTATTATTGTCAATTGAGTCCATAGGAATTGAATGTGCTGTATAAGAATCATCAGATGACACCAAATCTTTCCATTCACCGGATTCTAATCCTTTTTGTGAGCATAGTCTTCTATAAATTTCATCTCTAAAGCTTAAAACACATAAATGATAATATGAAGAAGTGTAATGTAAAATTCCTTGACCCATATTAGATTCATTGACAAAAAAGAGGGGTTTATTGTTTTTTAAATATTCAACTTTAAGAGCTTGTAGATATTTATTAGAATGTAATAATTCATTATCATCATCTATATTCCATGCTTTAATCAACTTTTCAGGTAATAGACATTTTTTATTTGTGTGGTTTATTAACATAATCATAATATATCTGTACATATCTGGCATGAATGATTTAAATGGGTGAAACATGTATATAAATTGTATGGGCATAAAAGATGGACCCCATCGAGACTTATCATAATTATAATTCAATACTAGTCTTTTTTCTCCTATTCTCCT